AGTTGCAAGCGTTGGATAGCTTCCTTACGCAGCAAAATCGGGGTGTGGACTTAGATGTTCTAAAGGAAACAGACCCTATCGGTTATGCGGTAGCGGTAGCTGAACAGAGTCAGCGTGAGAAGCAGTTAGCAGTAGTCAGGAATGAACAGCAACGCATTGCCCAACAGCAACAAGCAGAGCAACAATCCCAACTGCAAGCGCACTTACGAACAGAATCTGAGAAGCTAGTAAGTCTGATTCCTGAGTTAGCGACACCACAGGGTGATGCGGTACGGAAACAAATCCGTGACTATGCGAAGTCTGTTGGATGGACTGACCAAGAACTTAGTTCCGTGTATGACAGTCGTGCTGTGCAGACCTTGTATAAGGCAATGAAGTATGAGCAACTTCAAAAGAGCAAACCAGAGTTGAATAAAAAACTCCAGTCTGCCCCTAAGATGATGCGTTCTGGTACTTCAGTTCCCCAAGCTAAGTCTTCACAAGACAAACAGGCAATGCAAAGGTTGCGTGAGACAGGAAAAGTCTCAGACGCTGCCAGAGCATTTGAACGATTTTTATAAATTTTGGAGTATTAAATTATGGCTACCTATCAAACATATACCGCAATCGGTATGAGAGAAGACCTTTCGGATGTTATCTACTCGATTTCACCAACAGATGTTCCATTTATGTCTTCCATTGGCAAGACAAAGGCTACTGCCGTTCTGCACGAGTGGCAGACTGACAGCTTGGCTGCTGCAACTTTGGATAACTTCACAGTTGAGGGTGCAACAGCATCTGACGCTACTATGTCTCCAACAACTCGTGTTGGTAACCGCACTCAGATTGCACAGAAAACTATCAAGATTTCTGGCACTTTGCAGTCAGTTGACAAGGCTGGTCGTAAGTCTGAAAAGGCGTTAGCTTTACATTAAGCGCCCATATTCGGTAACGAATATTGTAAAAACTAGGTGAATTGCTGGAAACTCCTTAGAGCCTCTAACACTACAGCATAGCTAGAAATGGCAAGTGCGAATGTTTGAAAAGATAGAGGATTGGACAATCAGCAGCCAAGCACCCGAAAAGGTGAAGGTTCAACGACTAGGGAGTAATCCCGTAGAGCCAAGTGGCTCGAAGCGCCTAGCCCCAGAAATGGGTGATGATATAGTCTGTTCTCATATGAAAGTATGAGCCTCGAAAGAGGGTTATGGAAATAACGAGCCATAGCAAACAACAAGACCAATTAGCTAAAGCATCCAGCGAAATTAAGCGGGATATGGAAACAACCCTGTTGAGCAACCAAGTTGCTGCTAACGGCAATTCTTCTACTGCTCGTAAATTGGGTGGTCTGCAAGCATGGTTGAATTCTAACTATGATGGCGGTACTTCTGGTGTTGCTGGTGACTTGGGTACTACTGCTCGTACAGATGGTACAAACCGCACTTTCACAGAGGCAATTTTGCAAACTGTTGTTAAAGAAGTTTACGCTTCTGGTGGCAATCCTAAAGTATTGATGGTTAACCCTGCTCATAAGCAGTTGGTTTCTGCCTTTACTGGTATTGCTGCACAGCGTTTCATGGCCCCAAGCAATGCGCCTACAACCATCATTTCGGCTGCGGACGTTTACCTGTCAGATTTCGGTGCAATCTCAATTGTTCCCAACAGGTTCATGACTTCCACTAACTCATGTAACGAGACAGCATTTGTGCTTGACCCTGACATGGCTGCTATTGCTTATCTGCGTCCTTTCCAGACCAACGAGTTGGCTGTAACTGGCGACAACGAAAGCACTCAGTTGCTGTGCGAGTACACCTTGGAAGTAAAAAACCAAGCTGCTCACGGCATTTTGGCTGACTTGACACCTTAATCTGGTGTAACTCTAAAATGCCTCAGACTAAACATCTGGGGCATTTTCTTTTCTACTCAAACTGATAGAATTAGGCTATGCAAAACCCTAACAACTTTAGACAAACTGCTGTCCATGCTGATGGTGAGGGCGGTATCGTTATTCAGACTCGTCAAGATGTGTCTGACATTGTTGAGCAGAATAAAAAAGAGTACAACTCGTATGACGAGAGAGCAAGATGGTCAGACCAATTGTTTGGCAATAAGGTTGCGTCTATTCCTATGACAGTTATTGATGACTTAAACAAAGCTGGAATCATGCGTGGCTTTGCTATCTTAGATGAGAAGCGTTTTGCTGCTTGGTTAAATGACCCAATGAATCGTGCATGGCGCACTAGAACAGGAGTTGTATGAGTTTTACTACCTATGCTGAACTACAGACAACTATTGCAGAATACTTGGCTCGTTCAGACCTAACGACTCAGATTCCAGACTTTATCCGTTTGGCAGAAGTACGCTTACGCAGAGACTTGCGTATTCGTCAGATGTTGACTTCTACATCTTTGACCTGCACATCTGGAACAGCTACAGTTAATATCCCCTCTGACTTCTTGGAAGTAAAAGATTTTGTGGTTGCAGGTAATCCTGTATTTCCATTGAACTACGAATCTCCGTCTTTGTTCTCTCGTAACTCACGAAGCATGGACGCTGGTAAGCCATTGGATTACACAGTCTTGGCAAGCACATTTAAGTTAGCACCTATTCCTGATTTTGCTTACACATTGAGTTTGGTTTATTCTGCTGCGCCTCCTTTCTTGAGTACATCAAACACAAGTAATACATTCTTGACTGTTTGTCCTGACTTGCTCTTGTATGGTGCTTTGATTGAAGCCGAGCCTTACTTGATGAACGATGCTCGAATCAATACATGGGGAACTATGTTTGACAGGGCTATGGGTTCATTGACTCGTTCTGATGAGAAGGGTCAATTCTCTGGCGTTCCTTTGGCAATGCAAACAACATACATCTGATATGCCTACACAAAGAATTCAACTAGGTGAGTGGATGCCTGACCAATCAGGTATTTCTGGCGCATTGACTAACGCTAAGAATGTGGTTTCTCAAGCCGTTGGTTACGGCCCATTCCCTACGGCTGTAGCACTTTCTGCTTCTGCTGCTGAAGACTTAGTTTCTTTATACGCTGCCAAGAATCCAGACTCTACGACTCAGTTGTTTACTTCTGGTGCTACCAAGATTTATACAGTAAGTGGTGTGGGTGCGTTGACTCAAGTTAAAACAGGCATGACCACAGGGATTGACGATAAGGTTCGCTTTACTCAGTTTGGTAAAACAGTTATTACGACTAACAATGCTGATGTTTTGCAAGCATGGACGCTAGGAACATCTACGTCTTTTGCTAATTTATCTGCATCTGCACCGATAGCTAAGTACATTACTGTTGTGCGTGACTTTGTTGTTTGCGCTAATACGTTTGAGACAACGCAACAGCAGTATCGTGTTAGATGGTCAGCCATCAATAACGAAACTGATTGGGTAGAGGATGTAAACACTCAATCTGACTACCAAGATATTCCTGATGGTGGACAAATTGTAGGAATCCGTGGTGGTGAGTTTGGCTTGGTGTTCTTAGAAAGAGCCATTAGCCGAATGACCTATGTAGGTACACCTTTTATATTCCAGTTTGACAATATCTCTCGCAACAAAGGTTGCATGATTGCTGGCTCTATTGCTCAGTACCAAGGGATTACATTCTTCCTGTCGGACGATGGTTTCTATATGTGTGATGGTCAGCAAGTCATTCCAATTGGTAGTGAGAAAGTTGACCGATTCTTTATTGATGACGCATCAGAATCTGACTACAACTCAATGTCTTCTGCTGTTGACCCAATTCGCAAGTTGGTGATTTGGAACTATGTAGCTACAGATGGAAATCGTAAACTAATCATTTACAACTTTGCTACAAAGAAGTGGACTTATGCAGATGCTGGAACAGATTACTTATCTGAGGCATCCTCAACTGCTGTAACACTTGAGCAACTCGATAGTATTAACGCATCTATTGACGCATTGACAACAAGCCTTGATTCACGTTTGTATGTTGGCGGTAAATACTTCCTTGGTGGTACGCTAGGCGCAAAGGTTTACACCTACACAGGCTCTAGTGCAGTTGGACAGATTGCTACTGGTGACATTGACTTAGGTGGTCAATCAGTAGTTACTTTGGCTCGTCCACAGGTAGATAGCGGTTCAGCAACGATTGCTGTAGCTTCTAGGCAACTGTTAAGCCAAGATGTTACCTTTGGGACTCCAGTAGCTGCCGACTCAGAGAACAGGGTTTCTTTGCGTAGTTCTGGTAGATACCACAGGCTTCAGTTAACTCCTACTGGTAACTGGACTAATGCTGTGGCTATTGATGTGGATGTAACTGGTCAGGGTGTGCGCTGATGTTTAGAAGCCTACCTGCTTTTGGTGGTGACCAGAGGGCTGTGGCTGAAGTTGTCCGTGGCATCATGGACGGAAAGACCAATAACACAGGTACTTTGACTCTGGCAACTGGTGGTGCTTTAACTACCACTTTGACAGACCGAAGGATAGGCCCAGACAGCGTAATCTTGTTTGCCCCTGCCTCTGCTGCTGCTAATGCTGACTATATGCCTTATGGGGCGTTTCAGAGCCTTGTTGACCAAACTGTTGCTACAGCAAATACCGCCTATGCGATGACTCTGGACACTACAGATTACTCAAATGGTATTACTTTAAGCAATAGTTCTAGGATGAACGTCAAAAACACAGGAATTTATAACTTTCAATGGTCTGGTCAGTTTGAAAATACGGACTCACAAGACCATGACGTTAGGGTTTGGCTAAAAATTAACGGAACTAATCTTACTGGCTCAACAGGATTCTTTGCGATAGCTAGTAAACATGGCTCAGTTGATGGTCGTGGTTTAGTTGGATGGAATTATTATTTAAGCCTAAACGCAAATGATTATGTCGAGTTATGGTGGGAGACTGATAACACCTTGGTAAGTCTTCAAGCCTATGCTGCTGGAACAAATTACCCATCTACAGCGTCCTTGATTACTACGATGAACTATATTTCTCCGTCAGCGTTGACAAATATCTACGCAAGTTCCCAAGGACAGGGAACGGCTACGATTACCCACTTTGCCAATTCAACTGCAAATAAGACATATCGGTATGCAATTATTGGTTGATTTTAATAATTTATGTATAATGGATTCCGTGGATGACCCATCTTGGAATCCGAAACTCTAGGAGTAAAAGATGGCTACTACTACCACATCACAAATTGACCCAACAATCCAACCTTATTTAGGTTATGGATTACAACAAGCGCAGAAGTTATATCAGGGCGGTGGGCCTCAGTATTATGGTGGCCCTACTTATGTAGCCCCATCGACTACCACTCAAACAGGACTACAGGCTTTAGAGGCTCGTGCTTCTTTGGGTAATCCCTTACTTCAATCTGCACAGAATCAGTTACAGAACACAGTTTCTGGTGGTTTTCTAGGTGGAAACCCTTTCTTTCAAGGTGCGTTTCAACCTGCTGCCAAGGCTGCTGAGACTCAGTTTCAAACAACTTTAGGCGATATTGCATCTAAGTCTAGCCTAGCAGGGCGTTATGGCTCTGGTGCTATGGGTTCATTGCAAGACAGAGCAACAGGTGCATTTGGTCAACAATTGGCTAATACGGCTGGACAGTTGGCTTACCAGAACTACGCTGATGAGAGAGCAAGACAACAAGCTGCTACGATGGCTGCGCCTCAAATGGCTCAAGCTGATTACCAAGACATTCAGAATCTTTTGCAAGCAGGTCAATTGCGTGAAGGATACACAGGTCAGCAACAACAAGCAGACATGGCTAAGTTTAATTTCTTGCAAAACCAACCACAACAGAACTTACAGAACTATCTATCGTTGGTATATGGCAACCCACTAGGACGAGTAGCTTCTTCTACAACTAGCGGTGCAGCAGATACATCTACATTGCAAAATGTTCTTGGTTTGGCTGCTGTTGGTGGTGGTTTGTATAAGAATTTAGGCGGTTCTACTGGCATTAGTAACTTGTATAACAGCGCATCTAATTGGTTAACTGGTGGCTCTAATATGGGTACTATTGATGCAACAGCACCTGCTCTTGGCTCTAACTGGTGGGATTGAACATGGCTGGACTATTAGACATTTTCGGCACAGGCGGTTCAGACACAATGGGTCTGCTCGGTATGTCACAAGCTGACATTGCTCGTAATCGTGACGATGCACAAGCACAAGCCTTGTATGCCCTAGCAGGGCGTTTATTCCAAGGTGGTAATACTGGTCAGTCTATTGCTGAAGGCTTAATGAAGGGTCAGCAAGCCTACAAAGGCGGTATGCAAGACACATTGCAAAGCCAGTTACAGAATGTCCAGTTGGCTGACATGATTCGTAAGCGTAAGTTAGAACAACAACAACTAGCTGAACAACAACGAATTCAAGGTGTTATCCAAGGTGCTGTAACCA